CGCCGGTTGCGGTGTCCTCGGTGATGACCTTCGCCTGCCACAGCACCGCGGCCTGCCCGCGTCCGGTGTTGCCGGTAACGCTCACCGGCGTCGGTGCGGCCAGTGGCCCAGGGTTGGCAGCCGAAGCCGTGCCCTGAAATGCCAGAGCGAACGCGGCGAATAGCAGCGCGGCGAACGCCACAGAAGCGATGAGATACTTGCGATTGCTAGTCATGTTGTTCTCCTCCTAGGCCCCCGCCGGCAGCAGGGATGCAAACGGGTAGCGCGTGTTGCCGTCGCTGTTGACGCTGTTGAGCGGGTTCGGAACCTGCCAGCCGACACGCATCACCACGCGCAGCGCAACCATGTCCTGCTGCGGCAGGTTGAATTGGATCGTCTTGTCCGCGTTCATGATGACCGCCTGATCCAGCAGCTTGTAGGTCACATCCTGGCGGATGGCGTAGACCAACTGCCCGAAGTCGCCCGAAACGAGCAGCGCCTCGGTGGGGTCAAATGCGCCATTGCGCGGGAACTCGACCGGCACGCCGTCCAGTTCGTAGTCGGTCGCCGCCTGCATGGTGCGCATGAACAAAGGCTGGTTCTGCAAGTCGCGCAGGCCGCGCAGCTTGGCGCGCATGGTAATAGCGCCGATGTGCCCGGTCACGAAGAAGCCATCTTCCTCGACCTTGGCAATCACGCCGCCCTCGCCCATGATGTCGTCGTACAGGTCGCCGGTAGCGCCGAGCGTCACCGAGTTGCCGGCGGCGACGGCGGCGGGCACAAGCGCGGTCGGCCAGTCAGCCGGCGCGTTCGTTCCGTACAGAACCGCCATGTCAAACGCCTTGCCCATCGCCTCGACAATGCGCGGGCGAATCTCCGTCCAAACGTCGTAGGCCACGTCGTCCAGGACCTTTTCGGGAATCGGCACGATGCACGCCAACTCTGCGGCGTTGATGTACTTGTTTTCCCAGGCCACTTGACTGGTCGGCTTGAGGCCGGTATCACCGTCCACGAAGCCCGCCGTGATGAGGCCGGACAGAACCGGCATACGAAGCTGCGCGCTGGTCATGTTGGGGAGTCTGCGCCCAAAGCGCATGACGGCGCTTGTCTCCGGGACAGACTGGATGATCTCGCGCGATACCGCCTCAGGGATGAGCGCGGCAGCGTTGGCGCGTGTGACGTACTGATCGTAAAGTGCCACTTGTTACCTCCACAGGTAAATGTCGTTCCGCTTGTGGAGGCGTCTCGCCTGGGCTATAGCATCCCGCTACAGCTTACATTTTTCGGGGCGGCGTCTCACCGCCCCCGCGCAGCCCGCAAAAAGTCATTCATGCTGGGCTGCCGCGCTCCTGCTTGTCCCGCACCGTTGCCCGCGTTGGCGGTCGGCAGCGTCTTGGCGGCGAATAGTTCCGGCGCAACCTGTTTGAGCTTCTCGAAATCCACGTCGCCGGTTTTGTCCACCAGCCCCGCGTCATTCGCAGCCAGCCATGCAAGGCGCAGGTTCCGCACGTTCGCTTGGTGCGCGGCTTCGTAAAATGCCGTCTGCGCCGTTGCCGAGGCTTGGTCTGCCGCCAGCTTGTCTAGCTGCGTGCGCAGCGTGCTGCCTTCCTCCGCGCTGCGGGCAAGGTCGCGCAGTTGCTTTTCCAGCGACTTACGCCCGTCGCGCTCGCCTTTCAGCGCGCTCTTTAGCCCGTCGATATGGCCGTCGAGCACCTCTTGCTGCTCCGGCGTCAACGCGGCGTACACCGTTTCAAACGTCACCGGCGCGGCGTCCGCGGCGGGCGTCTCGCCCTGCTGCGCCTGGTCTGCGTCGGTCGGCTGCTGCTGTTCGTCTGCCATTTGTCCCCTGTCGGCGTCTCGCCGTGGCAACAAAAAAGCGCACTGGCCGCCAGCAGGATCACCCCGCTTTGCGCCGTGCGCTCTAGTCGCCTGAATATACAATTCAGCCCAGTATACCACTACTCGGCGCGCTTGTCTATATCCCGCGCCATTTCCTCAATGCGGGCGAGGTCGATGTAATGTGTCTCGCCTCTAGCCTGCCACTCAACGACATGGCGGGCGGGGTCGTAGCGAAACGCCAGTTTGCCGCCGATGACCACCGGCACGTATGCCGACCGCACCCGCCGCTGTTCTGTTGCCTCACACGCCCCGCCCGCCATTGTTGCCCCTCTCCTATTGCCCCTCGACTACCCGCTTGGCTTCCGTCAGCAGATTGACGCCATTCGCCAGCCGTTCGCGCGCCGGCAGCGTCAGCCATTCGTTATTCTGCTCCGCGGCGTTTTCAACCGCGCCCGCCACGTAGATGAACTCGCCCATCGCCTCTTGAATCAGCGGCCACGCCTGCGCCCACTCTGCGCCCGCGGGCTGCTCTGCCGCTTGCAATGCCTCGACTGTGTCGCGCCATTCCCGCGCCAGCCGCACGGTTTCGGCGCGCCAGTCTGCGTCGTCGTAATGCGGCGAATCCATGCGGCGGGCCAGGGCAGTGTAGGCGGTTTGGAACTCGGCATAGGCGGCGCGGTAGGCGGCCAGCGCGTCGGGCGTCGGTGACGGTGTAGGCAGCGGCGGCGGCGCGGCGGGCACGGTGCAGCCGGTCAGCAGCAGCGCGGCGAGGGCGAGAATGAGAATACGCATGGTGTTTTCCTTTCGCTGAAAATGAATGATTGACACCATGATTTTACCCCAAGTCGCGCACGCGGGTGGTACGCAGACTCCCGCCCCACGTATCCGACCAGTCCCTAGAGATCATGTCATCCAACGTTGCCGCGCCGCGCCGCCACAGGTCAAAGCGCCCGCGACCCAGGATGGCGAGTTGCGTCCCCTCCGGCTGGCGGGTGAACCATTGCTGGCCGGTTTCATACTGGACGGGCGGCACGTTGCGCAAAATCGGAGTAAGCGTGCAGCGGCAATTCGGATGCTGGTCAAACGACTCGCCCAGTTCATACACCTGCCCATCGGCAAACAAACAGGCGGGACAGGTCCTTTCGTCGCGCGCCGACAAACGGCGATACGCGGTAACTACCCGACTCGCCTGATATTGCTCCAGGGTCGTGACGCGGTAGGCACGGAGCATCTCTGTGCGGCCTATCGTCGCTATCCTAGTAAAGCTCTGCCCGACGCCGTTTCTAATTGCCTGCCGCGCTACCTCAATCGGGTTCTGCCCAAGCGCCACGCCCGACACAAGCCGCTGCGCCAGCTGGTCGCCCGCCCCCGCCGTGGCGTCGTTCAGCACCGACATGAGCGGCGAGCCGTCACCGGCCAGGCCCGCCATGCGTTCTACTGTGCTGACGGGCAGCCGGTTAAACGGGATCACCATTTGCGCTTCGAGCGCCGCCGCGGTAATCAGCGCCTGCGAGTGAGTCAGCGCGTCGGTGATCATGTTGCGCTGGCCCGCCTCGATCGTTTGCTCCGCATAGGCATTGTAGCGGCGCAGTTCGGCGTTCAACTGCCGCCGCAACTCCTGGTAACGCTGGCTGCGCATCAGTTGCGACACGGTAACGGGTTCGTCACCGTTCGCCATTTGGTGCGCTAGGACCTCAGTCGCCGTGTTGAGCGATTGCTCCACGCCGAGCCACCGGCGCGCCATTGCCTGCATGGTTGCCTGTTCGCGGGCAAGCAAGGCGGCGCGGTGCGCGTTAGCGGCGTCGATGATGGCAGGGGGCATTGGCTAATCCTTGACAACAACGAACATAATCAGCATAAGAAAAATCGCAATCCATTTAATCAATGACATAGTTGGATTCGGCTCCAGTATGCTCGACGCCACCTGATCAGAGCCGATAACCATTAGGGCACTAGCTAGGTATATGCGCTGCATCCGCCCCACTTACACCGCCTCCCCTCTGTCGAACTGCGTCTGCGCCTGCGTCAGCACGGCATCGGCAAATGACGCCTGCGATACGCGCTCTGCCTGCTGATCGTCGTCCAGTTCCGCCAAGTCGTTATCATCCCAACCGTTGTCTCTCAGGACGTTGCGCAGCGGACGCCCCGCCTTTACCCAAGTCTCCGCGATGGTCGCCTCTGTCTGCGGCTGCACCGTTTCGGGCGGCGCATAGTTAGCCCATATCGATTGCGACGGCACGTCGCGCCCCGATAGCCACAGGAGGAAGCTCCCCAGGTCGCGCCAAGAGGGAGACAATGCACGCTGTAAGCGCCGCACCTTCTTGTTAAGCGGAGCCTCCATCGCAATCAAAGCTTCCCCGCTGGGGTCGCCGCCTTGAGCGAAAAAGTAATGCTTCGGTGTGCGCGAAATGACGCCCATCGCGTGCGAACGGTCACGGATGACCTCAAGATAGTTGCCCAGGTCGGCGGCGGGGAACTGACCGGCCTGCGTTGCTTGCATGTCCTTGCCGGCGGCGACTAAATCCCAAATAGCATTAGGATTGTTCTGCAAGTTGGCTATGCCGGATTCGCTGATGACGTAGCGTTGTGGAAATGCCATGAACTCGCCAGTAACCACCAAGTCGGACACGGTTTTATTGATAACGTCCTGAATAGTCAGCACGTCATTCAACTGCGACTTGACGCGGCGGCGGTTGCTGCGAAAGTGAAAGACGTTCAGCCGGCCAAACGGATTTTCGACAACCGGCTCACCGTCCTGCCACGGCTCAAACGCCTTGTCAGTCGGCGTCTCGCCCTCTTTGAAGTCGCGGCGTGTAGCGTAGTATTCGATGCGGTCAGGGTAGTAGAGGTTAAGCCGTATCCGGCCATCCTCATTCCACCACTTCGCGGCGGCGCGCAACAGATGAGGATTGGAGTCGTCATAGAACGCATGGCATAAGCGGCTGTCGTTCTGGAACGCCTCTATTGTGCCGTCCTCATTTTTCCATGCGATAACGAACCCCTCGCCAGTCACAGCAATATCTTCGTGAATGGCGTCCTCATCGTCAACCAAGCCGCTTTGCTCGCGCAGGGTGTCTAGGGCGGCG